CTTATATAAAGTAATAAAATAAAGATATATATATATATAGGAAAAGTGCCTCACTGCACTGCACTACTGCACTCAAAAAAAAAAGAAACCAAAAACAAAACACATGGAAAAGAACAATCTTGTCGTGCTTGACGTGACCAAGGACGGTGTCAAGGCACACGGCCCGCTCAACGAGCTTCAGGCAGTCACGGTCATCACCAGGCTGATGGAAGACCAGCCGATGAAGATTGCACATGAAGTGCCGCGGGTATGGGTAGCCAACCTGGAGACTGGAGAAATCAAAAAGCCAATTCTAAAAGTCACACTATGAGCGAACTTGCGAACACACAACGAAATTGGCAGCTTGTCATGGATGCCATCTGCCATGTTTACGAGATCACAGAAGAGCAGCTGTGCAGTCGGCGCAGACTGCGCGAGATCACATCAGCCCGGCAGATGTACTACAAGGTGGCGAGGGAGCACCTTGGCATGACCTACACAAGCATTGGCTCATCTCTGCGCAATGAACACCGGCCCTATGACCACACCACCGTCATGCACAGCGTGGCACTTGTGAACGGCCTTATCAGCGTCAAAGATGCTGACATCATCCACCAGTACGAGCAAGTGATGAGTTACATCCGGCAGCGGGCCAGCGTGGTATCGACCATCATGGTGAAAGTAGGTGCTGACCAACTGCACAAGCTTTTGTCTTTCCTTCAGCGAGAGGATATCACGTTCACGATCTTGGAAAGCGTAATTTTGCAACAGACGAAAAACGAAACAAATGGCACTGAACAAGCAGGAGATGATTGATAAGGCTCTTGCGATTATCCCGCAAGAGGAATGCGTCACACTTGAAGAGGTGTGGCTATTTCTTGGCATCACACGCACCACGGCATTCAACTACGAGCTTAACACTGTTAACGAGATAAAAGAGGCTGTCCAGAAGGAGAAGATCAAGGTTAAGAAGAAACTGCGCCGCAGATGGCGGGACAGCGACAACGCCACGCTCCAGATAGCCGAGTTCAAGCTCTGCTCCGATGACGAGGAACTGGCACGACTGAACACCCAGAAGGTGAACGCTGATGTGAACGTGACCGGCAAGGGACGGGTCATCATGGAACTCCCTGAAGATGACGGCGCAGGCTCCTGACATAAGGGTCAAGCTGACGCGGCCAGCCGCCATCACGGTCAAGGCACTGGCCGGCGAGAAGCGGTACATCTGCCATGAGGGTGGGTCAAGGTCGGGCAAGACCTTCGGCATCATCCAGGCACTGATCTTCTGGGCAACAAACAACGACCGCAGGAAGGTCAGCGTTGTGAGCCATTCGCTCCCGCACTTGAAGCGTGGTGCGATGCGTGACTTCTTCGACATCTTGGACTCATGGGGCTGGTACGATGAGGAGCAGCACAACAAGACCGATGCGATCTACACCTTTGAGAACGGCACATACATCGAGTTCTTCGGCCTTGAGGATTATGACCGTGCCAAAGGCCCAGGGCGTGACATCCTATTCTGCAACGAGGCGAATCTCTTGAGCAAAGCTCTCTTCGATCAGCTTGACATGCGTACAAGGTTCAAGGTCATCACCGACCTGAACCCATCCGACTTTGACATCTGGTGTTATCACCTTGCCGACTCCGATGAGGCCATCAAGGTGCACAGCACATACCGTGACAACACACATCTCCCCGAACCACAGCGCAGGGTCATCGAAGGCTACCAACACGCTGACCCGATGATGTGGAAGGTGTTTGGTCTTGGTGAAAGAGGAGCGAGTCAAGAGCAGATCTACACGCACTGGAAGCTTGTGGACAATGTGCCACAAGGGGAAGTCTTTTACGGCCTTGACTTTGGCTTCCGCAATCCCACTGCAATGGTGCGGGTCACGCTGGCAGATGATGCGTTATACGTGCATGAAGTGTACTACGAGTCAGGCATCACTACCGGCGAACTGACAAGCATCATTCCGGACAAGGTGCCTGACCCATACAGCGAGATATACTGCGATGCAGCAGAGCCGAAGACGATCGAGGAACTTTACCGGCAGGGGCTGAATGTCAAGCCTGCCGACAAGGATGTCTATGCCGGCATAATGAAGGTGAAAAGTTTACCTTTGTTCGTGACATCGAGCAGCGTCAACTTGATCCATGAGCTGAAGAAGTACAAGTGGAAAACTGACATGAACGGCAAGGTGATTGACAAAGAGCCGGTGAAGATGGATGACCACTTGGTTGACGCTATGAGATACGCAGTATTTACCAAGCTAAAGCAACCACGTTTGACGTGGGGAGTGATATGAGCATAATCGACAGAATCTTCAGGAAGAAGGGATTGAACCCGGCCGCAATGCAATACGCGTTCATGCCCATGAACCAAGGGCAAATCCTTCAGCAATTCGATGCGCAGAAGTACACTGATGCGTACCAAGAAAACGCCGATGTGTATGCGATTGTGAGCTTCCTTGCTCGCAAGGCGGCCTCAATCCCTTGGTATGTGTACGAGAAGAAAACCGGCACAAAGGCACGGGTAAGCCTTGAGCGATACAAGCACCTGACGAAAGGCCTCGGCAATCCGGGTGCGCTTGATCGCGCCATCCAAGAGCGCAAGGCTGCGTATGATGAGAGCATGATCGTGGAAGATTCCGCGGTTGCCAATATCCTGAAGAACCCGAACGGATACCAAGGTCAAGACCAGTTCTTCGAGCAGCTTTTCGGCATGCGCTTCCTTACCGGGGAAGGCTTCATCTGGGGCAATGATGGCAACATTGACGAGGGGGAGTTCACCGAGCTGCTTGTAATGCCCAGCCAGTTCATGGACTTGGTCTCTGACCCGAATGACCTTTTCGGTGTGCTCGGATGGCTACTGACTTCCGGCAATGGCAACATTGCACTTCAGAAGTCGGACATCCTGCAATGGAAGTCATGGAACCCGAAATTCGACTCCGTGACGCGTCCACACCTTCGGGGGGTATCGCCAATCCAAGCAGCGTGGAACAACTACCTCATGGGCGTGGAAAGCCAGAAGGCTGCCGCCAAGCTCATGGCCAATGGCGGGGCGAAGGGTGCATTGGTGCCAAAGGCAGTGGGCAATCAAATCCCATTGGTGGATGAGAAGACCGCCGCCAACATGCAACGGGCATTGGCAGACCGGGTCAACAACAATGACCGGTATGGGCAGGTTGCCATGCTCCAGACGCCCTGGGAGTTCCTGAATTTCGGGTTGACCTCCTCCGAGATGGCACTCATCGACACGATGAAGTTCAGCCTGGAGCAATGGTGCCGGGTGTTCAGCATGCCGGTCGTGCTCTTCTCCGCTGACAACATGGCTGACAACAACTATCAGAACGCACTCCGCGATCTTGTCACGAACACCATCGTGCCAATGTGCGCACAGCTCCGGGATGAGCTGAACAAGTGGTTGGTGCCGCGGATGGGTGACCGCAATGTGTTCATCGACTTCGACATCATGGCTTTGCCTGAACTGCAAAGGGACATGGAGAAGATGGTGAACGGCCTGCGGTCTGCCGATTGGCTTACCTACGATGAGAAGCGCGTGGCGATGAACTACGAGCCGAAGGGTGGGGCATACGATGCCGCATACATCGCGCAGGGACTCATACCCATCGACCAGGCTGCAAGCGATTTGAGCGGGGAAGACATGCTCGGAGAGATATGACCGCAGATGATCTGCATATCATCAACACGCTCGTGATGGCACGCTTCCCAAAGCTGCCAACAGAGCGGGGTTGCATAACAGAGAAGCGAATGAGAGACGCGGCAAGAGAAGCATACCGGACAAGACTCATACATGACATCACGGCAAAGAAGATCGTATTGGAGGAGATGGCATCAGCTTCTAAAGAAGCATGAGGATGAAGGTCTGCCCAAGGTTCAGCGTGCTCTCACAAAGCAGGCCGAGCAATTCATTGCAAAAGCAGAACAGATAGGCTTTGACCGTGCTTTTCAGCAGTTCACACTTTTGGATGAGAATCTTCTCAATGTGATCAACAAGCTCCACAAATCGGTCGCGATGGAGTTTGGTAGGCTGACCAATCAGCAACTTAAGAAAGGGCAGAAGGTCTCATTCTTCAACGCAAACTTCTTGCTGACCATCACCGAACTTCTGACCAAGCAGGCACTTGATCTGCTCTCACTAATCGAGCAAACCACCAAGGATCGCATCCTGAACATCCTCGTGCAAAGCACCGCCGAGAGATGGGGCTTTGCAGAGATAGCCCGGCGCATCACTCCGGAAGTGGCATCTCCGGCAAGAGCACTCACCATCACCCGAACGGAGAGCAATCGAGCGGCCAACCTTGCCGCCATCGAAGCAGCCAGGCTGCAAGATTACGAGGTGACGAAGGAATGGATCAGCGTGATGGACTTCCGGACAAGAAGGTTCAGCGAGAAAGACCAATACGACCATGCCCAGCTCGATGGCAGGGTGGTGGAACTCGATCAGCCATTCACCCAACTTGGCAGGACGAACGGCATCACGGCATCGGCTGACTACCCACTCGACCCGGCAGCTCCTGCCGCTTTTACGATAAATTGCAGGTGCGTTCTGGGCTTTGAAAATAAGCGGGACGCACAAGGCAGACTAATACCAAAAAGACGATAGCAATGCCAGTCGAACAATGTAGCAACGGAAAATATCGCATCGGTGACGGAGAATGTGTGTACGACACCGAACGTGCGGCCAACCGTGCATATCAAGCATATCTTGCCATCGAAGGCGACGAAGAAGAGGAGCATGAAGAAATGAGTAAATTGCACTCAGAAAAACAAGACATGATTTACGGATACAAACGCATGACGCAGGATGTGAAGGATGTCGATGTCAAGAAGGGCATCGTCACCGGTTACTTCTCTGCCTTCAACATAAAAGACTCGCATGGTGACATCATCGTACCCGGTGCCTTCCAAAAGTCACTCAATGAGTGGTTCCCGAAGGGACGCATCAAGCACCTTCTGAACCATGACCCACGGCAACCGCTGGGTAAGATCATGGAGCTGAAAGA